GCGTATATAGCAAAAAATTATCCAACGGACTTCAATGTATTTTCTTTAGTTTGTATTGAAGATAAAAGATGCACACCAAAAGACAAAAAGTTAGTGCAACTTGTAAGCGACAAAATTGGTAAAGAATTTATTGCAACTGCTGAGGATGACATTATACTGCATACAATTTTAGATCTTGAACAATATATAGGAAACAAAATACATTGGGTATCTGGTGATAGCTTTGATAAAATTATAAATCGCGGTGAAAAAAAATATTTACCAAATGTGACAAAAAGATTCTGCACTCAATTAATGAAGTTAAAACCATTGTTTGAATGGTGGTTAAAAACCATTGCAGAACCTGTAGAAATGCAAATAGGGTTTAGAGCAAATGAAATGAGAAGGGCAAAGAATATGATCGAAAAAACTAACGAGAATGGTTTGCTTACTTTTAAGCATATTGTAGGCAAAACTAAGAACGGGAAACAAAATAAATGGAAAGACACAGCTTGGCAAAAGCCAACTTTCCCACTAATAAATGATGCAATCTACAAAGATGAAATAGTTGAGTTCTGGAAAGGTAAGCCTGTAAGGTTTGCATATATGAATAATTGTATAGGTTGTTTCCATAGATCTCCAATACTACTAAAACATATGAGCCAAAGACACCCTAACAAATTTCAGTGGTTTATTGACGCAGAACAAGATTCTAATTACGGCGAAATAACTTTTAAGAATGGTTATTCATATCAAAAAATAAAAGACAGTTTAGAGCAGTTAGACTTATTTGATGATGATTTCAACGAATGCGATAGCGGATATTGTGGTCTTTAGTTATCACCATTAGTTGCAGAACAATCTGAATTGTTTTATATAGTCCTATATGGAAGGACTTGTTATTGCAATGGTAGTTTTAGCGTTCGTAGATATCGGCGTTGAATACTATTTGTACGAAGGACTTAGAGTGAACGAAGCCATCATTGCTTTACTTGGTATTCTATTCTTATGCCTGTAAAGCGTTCAACACTAATCAAGAAACTTGACAAGGTGTTTTCCCAATACATCAGACTAAAGGACGCAGATCACGCCGGGTACGTTTCTTGTTTCACTTGTGGTATGACTAAAAATTGGCGCGAAGTAGATGCCGGTCATTTCCAGTCGCGAGGAAAGTACGCTACTCGATACCACGAAGACAATGTAAAACCGCAGTGTAAACGCTGTAACGGATTTAGGGGCGGTGAACAATACCAATTTGCACTTAACCTTGGCACGGACTTAGCTGATGAACTTGTTTATCTAAGTAACCAACCGGCACGACTTACTAACGATTGGTTGTTGGAAAAGATTAAACACTACCAACAAGAAGTCAAGAAACTTTTGTAAGCTTTGAGTGTGGTTCAAAAATACATAAGGGAAAACTATGGCGCGATAATAGAAATCGCCAAAGTCATAACGCAAGGACGACACCCGGATTATGAAGATTTAGCGCACGAAGTTATTGTGATGGTGCTTGAAGCGAACCGCGATAAGATGCGTGTTATTGTAGAAAAGAATCAAATGCGCTTTTGGATTATCCGGTTATGTATAAACAACTACCGAAGTTCGACAAGCCGCTACCATTACAAATATCGAAAGCCAACGGAACGTCACCGTCAAGCATCCGAACACCTTAAACATCTGCATAATCTGAACGACGTAGATCAAAAGAAATGGAACGAAGTATTGTTGAACTTTATAGAAGACAAACTTGAAGATGTAGATTGGTTTGAAAAGAATTGCTTTGCTATTTACTACGGCGATAAGCATTCTCTAAATTCAATGGCTAAAGAAACAGGCATTAGCCGGAACACGTTGTATCGTGCAATCCGCGATGTTAGAAATTACATACAAAATGAAATCAAAAAGCAAGGGCTTAGGAGACACTATCCAAAAAGTAACTAAGGCAACCGGAGTAGAAAAAGTCGTGAAGGCATTTTTTGGTGACGATTGCGGTTGCGATAAAAGGCAAGACCGATTGAACAAGATGTTTCCTTATCGTGATATTCAAGCAATGACGGAAGAACAATATACGTTTTTCAAAGACGTTCTTCAACCGGCCTACCGAGGACACCAAACCCTTAAAGGAAAAGATTCCGATTTCTTTTATCAAATGTATAACGACATATTCGGAAAGAAGCAAAAGAAGACAAAGTGTACTTCTTGTAACAAAAATATGTATATTGAACTTCTGAAGGTTTATGAAGCGCAATGTACTAATGACGAATAATTTATATCTAAATATCGGATATCTATACGACATAAACGGAATGCAAGAAAAAGAAATAACTAAAAAAGAAGCGTTGTCGCTAACTAAAAAACGCATCAAGATAATGGGTTATAATTGGAAAGACTTGGAAAGCGCGAAGCGACACCGACCTTTATCGGATATGCGCAAGGTTGTATGTAGTTACCTATATGAAAACCGTTGGACATTTCCACAAATCGGAAAGCTTTTGAATATGGATCACAGTTCAGCGATATATCACCGCCGAACATTTAACGAACTAATAAAAACCGACGACCAAATGCAAGTCCTTTGGCGACAATTTAAGAATACACAATGACCGCACGAAAAGCAAAACGCCACATTAACGAATCAGACGACTATCTTGTTCTTAGTAGATTGCGCGACACAATACTTGTAGACCACAAGGACAACGATTCGTTTAACATTATATTAGACTTAGCAGTTGCTAACCCACATTTCTTGGGATTGCTAAAGTCTGTAATCAAATCAGTAGATGAATATACAAAGCAAGAAGATACCGATAAGTCAGATTCAAGTCGACCCGAAGAACCCAAGGATTCTCAACAAGACGAAATTCAAGAAGCTGAAGTCATCGATTGAGAACTTTCCTGAAATGCTAGAAGTGCGACCTATCGTCGTGGCCGATGGTATTGTGGTAGGTGGGAATATGCGACTACTCGCAATGAAGGATTTAGGATTCCGCGAAGTCACAGCCATTGACGTTACCGATTGGACACAAGGCCAACGCGATGAATTTATGATTAAAGACAATCTAAACTTTGGCGACTGGGACTACGATATACTTGCTAACGAATGGGAAGGTACTGACCTAGATAATTGGGGACTTGACTTATGGCAAGAAGATGAAGAACCTAAAGAAGAACCTAAGCCACAAGGTATCAAGATTGAATTTAACAAAGACGATTACGACACCGCTAACGAACTAATCAACGCACTAAAGAATTCAGACACCTACATTGGGGGGATAGTCTTGGACGCTTTAAGGAAGCAATTCAAATAACCCAAATGGCACACAATAAAAAAGACTTTCTCGAAGCACTTGAACGATCACTTGGTGTAGTAACCACCGCCTCGAAAGCGTGTAACATAGGAAGGCGAACACACTATCGTTGGCTTGAAGAAGACGAAGACTACGCTGATGCGGTTAAGGACATACAAGAAAGCGCAATTGACTTTGCCGAAAGTTCATTACACCAACAAATCAAAAACAAGATACCGAGTAGCACCATCTTCTATTTGAAGACCAAAGGCAAACACCGAGGGTATGTAGAGAAGCAACAAATAGAAGTTAACGAACCGAAGCCTTTTAAGTGGTTTGACGATGAATGAATACGACAAAGAACCCGACGCTGACAAAGAACCTTACAAATGGTTTGTGTATTGGTTTTATAGACTGAACCCGGATTTACATAGTCCGTACTGGAATGTACCACCGGCAACTGACGAAGACCGCAAAAGAATATCGACAATTACTTTTCGCGATTGAAGCAACCGAGTACATACTACCACGTTAAAAAGTCTAAAGCAAAGATTCAAGTACACCAAGGGGGTACACGTTCGGGCAAGACCTATTCTATTTGCCAAGCGTTAATTGAATTGTGCTTTAAGAACAAGGGTGCGGGTATTGTTATCACAATAGTTAGAAAGACATTCCCTGCATTAAGGGCATCGGTAATGCGTGACTTCTTCGACGTACTAACTAAGGGGGGTAACTACTCCGAAGAACACCACAACAAGTCACAAGCAACATATACCTTGTTTGGTAATCTTGTTGAGTTCATTTCCGCCGATCAGCCACAAAAATTGCGCGGACGTAAAAGAACGCTGTTGTACATTTGTGAGTGTAACGAATTATCACTCGAAGACTTTCGTCAGTTAATTTTAAGAACCACGGATAGGGTGTTCCTATGTTACAACCCAAGTGACCAATACCATTGGATCTACGAACACGTTCTTCCACGCGAAGACGTTGACTTCTTCCAAACCACCTACCTTGACAATCCATTCCTAGAACAAAGTGTTATTGACGAAATAGAACGCTTTAGAGAAACCGACGAAAACTATTGGCGTATATATGGCCTTGGTGAACGTGGTGTCAATGTATCGGCTGTATTCCCGCAATGGCAAGTCGCTGATGACATACCAGAACGGGCAAAGCTTGTCGCGTATGGGTGTGACTGGGGGTTCACTAATGATCCAACCGCAATCGTTTCAGTTTGGCGTGAAGACTATTCTTTGTATATTAAGGAACACCTTTATTC